ACTATCTCTCCCGTAAAGAATGTTCTTGCAGAAGCAACTGTAGAGGAAACATTCGATGTTGAGTTTGGTATTTGGGATCTAAACAAGTTTCTTGGAGTGGTGTCACTCTTCAACGATCCTGAATTTGAATTCGAGGACAAGTATGTTCGTATTTGTGGAACTGGTGGTTCTGTAAAGTATCACTACTGCGAACCCAAGTTGCTCACGGTCCCAACAAAGAAGATCAATATGCCAGATACAGCAATCAGTTTTGCTCTTACGCAGAAGAAGTTTGCCGAGTTACAGAAAGCAGCATCAGTTCTTCAGGTGTCGGATATTTCCGTGTCGAATGACGGAACTCTTGTCAGTATGACCGCACTAGACAAGGCAGATGTAAGCAGCAATACTTACTCTATCGGTGTAGGTGAATATCAGGGAGATAATTCATTTGAGATGTTCTTCAAGATTGAAAATCTGAAGTTGCTTCCTGGCGACTATGATGTTGATATTTGTGAAAAGGTTGTGAGTAAGTTTACTCATCAGTCTATGAATCTAAACTATTGGATCGCACTAGAAGCAGACTCTAACTTTAATAAGTGAAAATGATTACAGATAATGCAAATTACCTGTGGGTGGAGAAGTATCGCCCACAGCGGATTGCCGATTGTATTCTTCCCGATAGCCTAAAGAACACTTTTCAGGAGATCGTTGATTCTGGAGAACTCCAGAATCTTCTCCTTTCTGGTGGACCTGGTTGCGGCAAGACCACAGTAGCAAAGGCACTCTGCAACGAACTGGAAACAGATTGGATTCTCATCAACTGCTCCGAGGATGGAAATATCGACACACTGCGAACAAAGATTCGTCAGTTTGCCAGCAGTATTTCCATCTCTGGAAACAAGAAAGCGGTGATCCTAGACGAGTTTGACTATGCCAACCCACAGTCCATGCAACCCGCTCTTCGTGGGTTTATGGAGGAGTTCTCCAAGAACTGTAGGTTCATTCTCACTTGCAACTTTAAGAACCGAGTGATCGAACCTCTTCATTCTCGTTGCACTTGCATCGACTTCAAGTTTGACAGCAAGGAGAAGATGAAGTTTGCTGCCAAGTTTATGGATCGTGCAAAGTTTATTCTTACTTCAGAAAAGGTTGAATTTGATGAGAAGGTTCTAGCAAAACTCATCGTCAAGTATTCTCCAGACTTCCGTAGACTGATCAACGAACTACAGAGGTATTCGCGATCAGGTTCTATTGATGTTGGTATTCTCTCTGAAGCGGGAGATATTGCGGTTGAAGATCTTGTCAAAGCCATGAAGGGTAAGAACTTTCAGGATGTTCGTAAATGGGTGGCGATGAATCTAGACAACGATACTTCGCATATCTTCCGAAAGATGTATGATTGTCTACAGGAGAATTTAGAGCCTTCCAGTATTCCTACTGCAATTCTCATTATTGCCGATTATCAGTATAAAGCAGCATTTGTTGCAGATCACGAAATTAATCTTACTGCTTGTATTGTTCAATTAATGATGGAGTGTGCTTTCAAGTGAACTTATCCGAATATTTAAATTCAATTAATTATTCAAAAAAGAACTTGATGGCGGATACGGATGCGGAGAAAGCATATGCGCCATATGTTGTCAATCGTTGTCTGTCTTATTTTCCAGACACCCTGCTCCACGCCAACGAGATGAACCGTCTGAACTTCCTCGACAAGAAGGTTCAGTATGACTACTATCTGCGCTCTATACGCTCCCGTAAACGCTTCTCCAAGTGGTTTAAGAGAGAGGAGAGCAAGGATATAGAACTGATTAAGCAGTATTTTGGTTATTCTGACAAGAAAGCCAGAGAGGTTTTGTCTGTTTTGAGCAAAGATGACATCAAGAATATTAAAAAAGAACTGGATATTGGCGGAAATCGTAAGTGATGTTTTTTATAAATATAGGAAGAAATATCCTATATTTTGAGGAAACATTATGAGTAAGATTTCGGTTGAGGATTTGTTAGAAGTAACCCTCGAAAAAGATGATGATTTTTTAAAAATAAAAGAAACACTCACTAGAATTGGAGTATCTTCTAAGGCAGAAAATAAACTTTGGCAATCTTGTCATATCCTTCACAAGAAGGGTAAATATTACATAGTCCATTTTAAGGAGTTGTTTCTCCTTGATGGACTTTCTTCTACTTTTGACGATAATGATATTGGAAGAAGAAATGCTATTGCTAAATTGCTAGAGGAGTGGGGACTGCTGAAAATAGTTGATGAAAAGAAAGCAGAAGAGATTATTGCTGGTATAAATCAAATAAAGATCATACCATTCAAAGAAAAAACAAACTGGCAACTAATACCAAAATACCATATAGGAAAGAGGAACTAAATGCTTTCAGGAAACTTCGATTTATCAGCAGAACAAAATTCTGTGTATGAAGTGTCATTTAAATATGTCGATGAGAACGATTCTTCTATCGACATCCTTTCCACTTATGATAATGTGAAGTTTATTGTCAGAAAATCTGCTCTAGTTCAAGAGAAGAATTTATTTGAAGTTCATTATACTGGATCCGTAGAAGAGGGTTATTTACAGTTTGTTGATACAGATACTTCATATGGAAATATGACTGTTGTTAATGATACAATTACATTAACTCTCAGTTCCAACACGATGAGTTCTGTAAATCCAGGCAACTATTTTTATTATCTTTATTTAATAGATGGTGAAGAGATGTATTGTTTGGTTAAGGGTAGATTTGTTGTGGAGGCGCCATGAACAAATTAAGAATAACAGAACAAACCAAACCATCAATAACACCAGTAAGAGGTGTAGTGAATAAATTTAAGATAAAGAAGAACACAAGTAAAACTACTATAATTTTGGTGAGATAATGCCAAGAAGCGTATCAAGACAACTGTATAGTGTTCCACCAAACAGCAACAGAGTAGCATATCCTGCTGCTGAAGAGCCAACACCAACAGACGCACAGATAAGAAATCTGTTGCGTGGTTATGATACTCCAGGCACGGTTTTACCGAATGCAGTATTAATAACAAATGCAGATTCTAAAATTAATGAATTGACTATTCTCGGAAATCTTTCACTGAATGGTGAAGGAGATACGGCAATAAATACATTAGGTAAAATTAATAAAATTGATTGTGGTTCATTTGGTGAGAGTTAATTAATGGCAAATACCGTATTACAGATTAAAAGATCCACTACTGCATCAACCGTTCCTTCTAACGGTAGCCTTGCATTAGGTGAACTTGCTGTAAACATTACAGACAAGAAGATGTGGATAGGGGATGCTTCTAATAATTCTGTTCTTCTTTTAGATTACGATGCCATGATTGGAGGTGGTTCAACTCTCTATTCTGGTGATGGTATAAGCATCGACACAAACGATCAGATCAATCTTGATCTGGGTAGTGGTTCACTGCCAACAGTCAGTGCGCTTGTGACTAATCTAGACAAGTATGATCAGATTCCGTATCTTGAATATTCTGACGGACAAACAAAATTAATATCCGCTTCGAAGTTTCTTCAAGTCGGTTTAGCAACCGCTTTGTCTGGTGCTGTTTATGACGCTCTGGATCCAACCACCGACGAGAGAACGACAGTTGCAATTCAAGACAGAAATCCTAACGCATTTATAATACAAACTTTACAAAATGCAACGGGAGATAAGGCCACCATCTTTAAGATCGACACAGAGGGGGAATTTACCTCAGTCACCGAGATGGGTGGAACAACGATAAATATAAACCCAACCACCTCAATCACACTAGGTGTTGCGGATTTAACAATAAATTCTAATAATATTTCTATTGTGAACGCAACAGAAATGTCATTTGATATTGGCGAAGCAGAAATCAGTGGAATTACACAATTGACCGCTGGAACTGGAAATACCATATATATTAATGGAAACCTTGTTGTTTCTGGGTTCATCGAAACGGATACTGGTATTCGTGGAGGAACCGACGCAGATCTAGAATACCTCGGTCAAGGAATGGTTCTTGACGGCGGTGAATATTGAACTTAACCTAATTTTCGGGAGATTAAAATGGCAGCACTTATTAAACTCAAGAGAGGTACTAGCGACCCATCCTCACTTGTTGCTGGCGAACCAGCATTCAACACAAGTGCAAACAAATTGTTTGTACACAACGGAACCACAGAAAAGTGGGTAGGAGCGGAGATCGAAGCATCTCCTGGCGATTGGACATCAGCCACCAAACTTCCTACACAAAGCGCAGTAAACACGACCTTTATGCCAAAAGCAGGCGGAACCTTCTCGGGTGATGTCTCTTTCTCTGGCGGATCGGATATTCGCTTTATCGAAACAGGCGGCGGAACTGATTATGTTGCTTTCCAAGCACCAGCATCCATCGCAGCAAGTGTAACTTGGACACTTCCAAGTGCAGACGGTGGTTCAGGACAGGTTCTCTCCACAAACGGAACGGGAACTCTTTCTTGGGCAGATGCATCTTCTGCAACAACAGTCACAACAACAAGTGACAATACCGCTACGACAAGATACTTGGTATTCTCTACATCTGCACAATCTGGTGCAACACTTTATGTTGATGATACAACAGGACCACTTTCCTACAATCCAAGCACAGCGTTGCTTACCAACTCTGGTAATCTTGCTGTAAATGGTGGTGATATTACGACAACCGATACTAGCGCAAATATTTTTACATCAAATGCAGCATCTGTTTATATTGGTACAATTGATGCAACCGATATTCGTGTTGGTAAAAATGATGCTGGTACTGAAATAAGATTGTATGGAACAATAAGCACACCAGGCGGAACCCTAGAAGGTCCTACGACACAAAATGTATATGACACAGTTTCTACAACTGTTAATGCATTCGGTGCGGCCACAACTCTTAATATTGGTCTTGATGCAACTGGTGATTCTACCACCAACATCGTTACAGGAAATCTTGGTTCTCTTAATACTAAGACAGTAAACATAGGAACGGGAGCAACAGATGGAACTGTTACAGTAAATCTAGGATCGTCTGGTGCAACTTCTTCTACTGTTGCTGTTGGTGGTACTTTGACTGTTTCTGGAGATCTTGTAGTAAACGGTACTACCACTACGATTAATTCAACAACGCTTACAGTCGATGATAAGAACATCGAATTGGGTTCTGTAGGTTCTCCAACCGATACAACCGCAGATGGTGGTGGTATTACTCTTAAGGGTTCTACAGACAAGACGATCATTTGGGATAATGC